CAAGCCGTTCAAGATTCCCGCCGGCTGGCGCAAGTTTCGCAGCGGCGACTGGGGCTACAAAGAGGAGTGCGTGATCCTGTGGTGGGCCGTCGACCCTGACGGCAACCTGATTTGCTACCGGGAACTGACGCTCAACGGCCGCAAGGCCCGTCACCGGTACGACGCGCGCGAGGTCGCCGAGAAGATCAAGGAGATCGAACAGGCGGCCGGCGAGTGGAACAACACCCGCGGCTGCTCGCGTCTGCAGGGCTGGATGGATACGCAACTCTGGGAGGAGCGCGGCCACCGCGGCCCGACCATGGCGGATGACATGGCGTCCGTCGGCGTCTACTGGAACAAGGCGACCAAGGGGCGCAAGCAGGCGGCGCAGCAGTTCATCAAGCGGCTGAACGAGCAGGGCCCCAACGGTGAGCCGGGGGTCATGTTCTTCGAGACGTGCCGCGGCTGCATCACGACGATTCCCGCTATCGGAACCGACGCGACCGACCCGGAGAAGCCGGCGGACGGCGGGCCCGATCACTGGTGGGCGGCGGTCAGCTACGCAGTCGCGGCGAACCCGCTGCCCAGCGGAAACGAGCACAGCAACTACCAGGACGATGACGACTACGACGATGCGCCCAGGGCCCAAAACTGGGGCCGCTACGGATACGGGAGTTAGCCCATGGAAAACGACCAGGAAAAGAAACCCGTCTCCGTGGAGATGGATCAGGACGACGACAAGGCAGAGCAGGCGCTAGCCGACTATCCCGCCGATGCGCCCAACATCGTGCCGTTCTTCCTGCAGCATGGTGACGCGGGAAAGCTGTTCCTGAAGAAGCTGTCGGATCAGTTCTGGGACGACTACCAGACGGCGTGGGACAGCTGCGAGGACTGGCGGAACCGGTGCGCGGAGAACAACCGGATCATCACCGGGCATCTCAAGGGCAAGAACCTGCCCTATGCCGGCTGCGCAAACGCGCACATGCCGATCGCGCTCGAGCGCATGTTGCGGCTGACCAGCAACGTGTTCGTCGAAATCTTCATCGAGCGGGACACCATCTTCGGCGTCAAGCCCACCGGTCCCGACGACTTCGAAGACGCCGAGGTGCTGACCATCCACGGCAACTGGCAGCTACAGAACGAGCAGACCGACTTCATCCGCCAGCAGCACCGGGGCGTCTGGAACTACTTCACCACGGGCTCTGTGTTCGCCCACTCGTCGCGGGACACGGCCAAGGACCGCAACCGCCACGACATCATGAACTGCGACGAGATGTTCGTGCCGTACGTCTGGACGACGTACGAGACGGACATGAGCGACGTTCCCTACAAGGGCCGCATCATCCGCAAGTACCGGCACGAGCTCGAAGCGCTGCGCGACGCTGACGACCCTGGTAAGGCGTGGGCGAACGTCGACGCGGTATTGGCCAAGGACCCGCCGGCCTGGGACATCATCAGCGAGACGAAGGCGCGCGAGGAAGGCGCCAAGCACGAAGGCATCATCGCGCCCGACCGGAACAAGCGCGCGCCCTACGTGTTCATCGAGTACCACGGCTGGGCGCAGATGCCGGGGGCCAAGTCGATGCGCCCGGTGTGCGCCATCCTCGACGTCAGCACCAAGGAACTGACCAAGCTCTACATCCGTGAAGAGGACGACTGGCGCGACCGCGCCCGCTACGACTTCCAACTCGAGGAGAAGGCCCGCTACGAAGAGGATCTGCAGGCGTACCAGGCGGCCATGGAGCAGGAGCAGAGCCTACGTATGGCGCTGCAGAACCCCGAGATCCTGCCCGAAGACAGGATGGAGCTCGAATCCGCGCTGGCCGCCGAGCCGCTGCAGCCGCCCGTGCCACCAGCATGGATGGAAGGCGGGAAGACCGAGCCCGACCCGATTCGCAAGGTGCCGCTTGAGTACTTCAGCCACGGCGTCTGCGCGGAAAACCCGTTCGGCATGCTGGGGCTGTCGTTCGGGTCCATCCAGGCGGACCTAAACCGCCTGGCCAACGAAGCACTCAACCGCTTCTACGACGCCGCGACGCTGGGCAACGTCTGGTCGGTGATCGCGCCCGAGTCGTTGGACTTCGGGTCCACGCAGCTCGGCATCGGACCCGGCAAGGTCATCCGCGTAAAGGGGATGACGGGCGAGCAGATAAAGAACAGCATCATCGAGCTCAAGCCAGCCCCCGCGAACCCGCAGTTGCTCGACATCGTCGGTATGGCCGAGGAGGCGGCTGACAGTTCAATCGCGGCGCCGTCCGTGCTCTCGGGCGAGCCGGGCAAGAGCGGCGAGACGTTCCGCGGGCTGGCGACGCGCGTGGAGAAGGCGACACGGCAACTGAGCGCGGCCGGGATCAAGTACCTCGACTTCCTGACCAACATCCTGCGCAACAACGCGCGACTTAACTCGTACTTCCTGCCCGATGAGCAGGTGCTGCAGGTGCTCGACCACGTCGACCTGCCGGATTTCCTGCTCGGCGGCAAGCCACGGCCGACCACGCGGGGCATGCGTGAGATCCACATCGGCCGCGACATGTACCGTCGCAATTACGACGTGACGTTCACCGCCGACGTGCGGTTCGCCTCACAGGCGCAGCGGATCAGCGAGGCTGACGAACTGGTGGCGATGGCCGAGCACCCGGCGCTGCAGGGCAACGCGGCCTTTGCGTACCAGGCGATTGCCAAGTCGCTGCGGGCGCGCGGGCAGCACGACATGATCCCGACCCTCGGCCCGCCGCCGCCCATGCCAGAGGTGCCGATGGGTATGGCACCGCCGATGGACGTGGCAATGGGCGGGCAGGCGATGGGACCGCCCGATACGACGCTGCCCGGCGGCCCTCCAGGCGAGCCACCACCTGAGGACGTGCCGACGCCAGAGGCAGCGCCGGGGCCGATCCAGGGGCCGCAGCCGGGGGCAGAGGCGTGATCGACGGACTGAGCGCGGATGACCTGGACGGCTGGCGGTCCAACCCCGTAACCCGCGCCATCATGCGCGAGGTCGACAAGCGGGCGAAGGAGAAGGCCACCGAGCTCCGCAACGCCTCGGTCGACGCCAGCCTGGACCGCGTGCGCCGCGTGTCGGGGGCGCTGGAAGAGATCGAATGGATTCAGAAGCTCATGAACTCCAAGGGGGTCGAAGACACATGAACCTGGTTGAGGACGTCAGCAACGGCCACAACAAGAAGCCGCCCAAGGCCAAGAAGCCGGCGGACGAAAAGAAGCCCATCGGTAACTGGAAGCGGCCGAAGACGGGGGCGCAGTTCCCGCACATCCCGCTGGCGCAGAGAGCGGTCGCAACCCCGCTCCTGCTGCACAGGATCGAGCAGTTCGGGCTGGTGCTGCCCAAGGGCCGGCCGGTGTACGACCGCATCTACGTCTACCCGATCGGCGACAAGGACCAGGACGAGAAGATCGCCGGGTCGATTCTCTACAAGCCGCAGATGACCAAGGACCGATTCGCAGCGTCCCGAGGAGTCATCGTCAAGGCCGGCATCAAGGCGCTCGAGCACATGTGGGCACACGGCATCGAGTTGGGACACATCGTGTTGGTCGCTCGCCTGTCCCCCTGGGAGCGCAAGTACGAAGGCAAGGGCCGCGAGCACACCGTCATGGTCCTGCGCTCGTCGGAGATCGTATCCAGCGAAGACCTGGAAGAAGACGTGTTGGATCAGTGCGTGGGGTTCAAGTTGGCTGAGGACGGGACGCTCATGATCGAGGACCGTCCCCGCGTCGACCCCGAAGAGACCGACGAAGGCATTTGAAAGGAGAACACATGCCGCTCGCGAACGCTGCCGAGGAGCCCGAGGACAAGACCGTATCGACCGTCGACCCTAACGAGGGCAAGGCCACTGAAAAGCCGCAACTGGAAGTCGACCTGTCAGAGGACGATGACGGGGACGACGGGGCACCGGAGCCGAAGGAAGAGGGACGACGCGAGCGACGACGGCGGCGCGTCCGCGAGTTGGACGCCGAACTTAAGCGGGAGCGCGAGGAGCGACAGAAGCTAGAGCGACAGCTGGCCGAGATCAGCGGCAAGGTGACGGGCCTGCAGACGGGCCTGCAGGCTTTGCCGCGCCAGCAGCCGGCGGCCGAGGAGTCTGACCCGCTGCAGACCGAGATCGACGGCATCGAGGCGCAGCAGCGTGCGATCTTGCTGCAACTGCGGTCCGGGCAGTTGGCCGACGACGTCGCGGAAAAGCTGGCGTCGCAGCACAGCCAACTCGAGAAGAAGCGCCGTAAGCTGGAATTCCAGCAGTTTTCGCGCGAGTCGGGAGGCGGCGAGGCTGCCCCATCCCGCACCGACTACGAAAACCAGATGCTCGCGGCTGAGTTTCCCGAGGTGTTCGGCGACCCCGTTCGTCTGCAAGAGGCGAAGACCGAGTTGATCCGCCTCAACCGGACCCGTGGTCTGCCGATCAACTACGCCACCGCGAAACTGGCGGCCAAGGCGGTACAGGACCGGTACACCCGCAAAGCGCCGCCGCCGTCGGAAGCGGAGAAGGCAAAGCATGCCGCGGAGCCGGGGCGCGCCGGTGCTGCCGGTGGCGGAACGCGGTTCGTGCCGACGAAGTTGCACCTGAACGCAGCGCGCGCCTACACGTCGCACATGGAAGGGCTGAGCGACGAGGAGCGCGTGAAAATCTGGGCGAAGAAGGTCGGCAAGCCGCGCGGGCTGATCTGATTGTCACTTTCAACGCGTTGACAGCATAGCCACTCGTCATCAACGCTGATACCAGCAGTTGGGACGGCCGTGGCCGCTGCGAGTGAATCGCAGGACTGGCGCAAAGCTCCCGGGCCTAGTTGTCCCGCCGTTGTACGCCCGACGGTGTGCGGATAGGCCGGCATGGGCGGAGCAACGGAGTTCTGCGAATGGCGCGCAAGCGCAAAGATCCGACGTCGCGTTCCGCTGACGGTTACCGCGCCTACGACCAGATCGAAGACCTGGACCCGACCCGCGATTACAAGCTCGTCAATCCAAACGACGAGCTGAGCGGCGTTGAGGTCTACGAGGCCATGGGGTACGAGATCGAAACTCGCCGCCCCGGTGGTCCGCGTCCCAAGATCGGCAAGACGGTGACCGATGGACAGGCCATCACTGTCCTTGGCCAGGTGCTCATGTCGCGGCCGATCGAGGTCGCCCAGGCTGAGTACGAGGCCGGTCAGAAGCGCGCCGACGCCCTGGATCGCCGCATCCTGAAGGACGGGAACATCGAGGACGGGTTGCGCGGCCAAGGGCTGCGGCTCGGCGTCGATCGCGACCCGAACTTCACCAGCGGGCCGTTCGTGGAGCTCGAGGGAGCGTAACCCATGGCGAACCGAGCAACGTTCGGCGGGGCGCGCTGGAGGCAGAATCTCACTGCGCCAGCGTCGACCAGCCCGCCCATCGAGATCCTTCCCGTCGCCGACGAC